CGATGGAACGAGCGATGGATCGAACCCGTTCTTCGTGACCCAGCCAAGGCCAGCAAACTCTTGGATCTGCTCTTCCCACTGGACCTTGTGGTATTCGGAGACGTAGGCCACCTTGTCGAGCGCCCACGCGATCGACATCAGGCGGTTCTTCTGGTCGTCACCCCCGACAAATAGATCCTGATTCCAGAGCATCCGCAGTCGGGCGGGGATGTTCAGCCCGAAGACATTCGACATGCGGAGGGCGCAGAACAGATCCCACTCGATGAACCGCGATGCATCCCGGAGATCCATCGCGTCATGCCACACCACGCCAGCCTGGTCCACCGTGCCGTCGAGATCGGGATCGAGTTTCGTGGCGTAGAGGTGAACGTCGTGGCCGCGGGCTTTGAGTGCTCGCGCCAGGCCGAGGCAGGCCGATTCCGATCCGCCGAGAGAGGCCGTCCCGTCGATGACGTCCTCCGTGAATGGGACGGAGTCGAGGTAAAAGGCGAGGCTGTACATCAGGCCGCCTTGCCCTTGCGTGCTTTCAGCTCTGCGTTCTCCTGCTCCAACCGATCGAGATCGGCCTGCAAGTGAACGCACTGCTGCTGCACCCGCCGCAACACGTCCTGCCGCGGGGCTTCTTTCCAACTGATGATTTCGTTCAGGAGTGGATGCACTGGGGTCATCCTCAATTGAGAGAAGAGCGGTGAGGGGCGACAGCCACCCCTCACCAGTCAGGCGCTTTCTACGTGTGGCCCTGGAACATCGCGTTCTGATGCGAGATTTCCAAGGTGTACTCGCCTTCGAGCATGCCCTTGATGGCCGAGCCGGTCATCGCGAGCGGGAAGTGCGCGAAGGTGCGACCGCGCAGCGGCACAACCCGGACCCGTTCCTTCACGACGCCCATGACCGACCCTGCGGGCATCCAGGGCGACAGGATCACTTCCGCCGTACCCAGAGGGCCGGTGTACTGCGTGATCCGACGCTTGAACAGCTCGCTCGTGTTCGAGTCGTAGACCTTCGTGTCGTTCAGGTTCGAGATCGAGCGGTAGAACGTCGGCCCCGCGATGAGCGCGATCGTCTCGTTGCTGCGGAGGCCGTTGTCGAACGCCGACTTCCACAGGTTGCCGATGTAGAGATGCGGGTTCGCGTCGAACGAGCTCGCCGTGATGGTCGAGTTGACCGCCGTCAGCGTGGCCCGCAGACCGTTGAACGACCGGAACAGCGTCTCCGAGCCGATCGAGTTGCCCGAAGCCACCCCTCGGACGACTTCCTTCTCGAGGTCGCGGAGCAGTTCCTTGACCCGGAGCGCCTTCTGGTGGTTGTACTCGTCCTCGATCCCACCCGCGCCGCGCGAGGCCGCCTGCGACAGCGACACCGTGATCGGCACCTGGAAGATCTTGGTGTAGACCTGCCGACGGATTCTCGGACGGGTCACGTCACCGGAGGCGTCCTGCCCTTCCAGCGCCAGCGGAGCGCGGACGAAGAGCTGCCCACCGACCGCCAGCGAGCCGTTCGCCGTGCCACCGTAGGCGCGGCTGACGAGCAGCGAGTTCGGGCCGGGGATCGACGTGACCTGCAGCACCTCGTAGGTGGCGTTGGTCGTGTCGGTTTCGTTCTCGAGCAGGGTGCCGACCGTCAGCGTGGCCGCGAGGCCGTTGGTCTGGAACCCGGTCGCCGCGGTGGCGGAGTTGATGGCCGTCGAGGCCGTGATGTAGTTCGGCCGGAGCAGTTCGTCCACATATTCGTGGAGCGGGCTGGTGGCCGAATACGGCGAGTCGCCGAGCCAATCGAGGATGGGCGTCTCGGACGGCGCAAGCAGCGTGACGAGGGGAGAAATGTCCTCTGCGATCAGCGACCCACCCGTCGCGGTGAACTGATCGTAGGTGGACAGGCCGGAAAAGGCCATGGTCGCAACCTCCAGCAACAGCGGGCCGAACCTGCGGTATGGACCGCGAAGGACCGACCATCTACCGACTATCTGGGAGACTCGCTGTTACGGGCGGGCCGCGAGGAGTGCGCCCTATCGCATGTTTGGGAGCGGGGACATGCGCAGCCCCTGGTCGCAAATCCGTTTACGGGCGGGGACGGATTCAACCCCTGAGCTTACTTTACACTTGACACGCGATGGCGTCAAGTGGTGATCAGAAAATCCACTCCGTCGGCCCGACATGCGTTCGGTACTGGCCTTCCGGATCCTTCTCGAGCGCGACGTGCGCCGGCTGCGGGGCCAGCGTGTCAGATGTGGCGAGGATGCGGCTACAGACCAGATCGGCGCAGACCAGAAAGTAGCCGTCCACCGTCACGCTGCCGTCGTCAGATCCGGCGACCGGCACGATGTTCGGCCGCCAGCGGGCGTACTGATGCTCGCACACACGCTAGGCTGCGGATTCCGACTGCAGCCGCTTCCGCTCTTCGTGGAGCCGCAGCACGTCATTCATCGCCCTCGTGTCGTTGTTTCTCGACTCCGCCACACGCCGCTCGGCGTCCTTGATCTTTGCGTCGATCTCCGCCAGCGCAGACGTGTCGCCTGTGCCTACCGTCCGACCGCCACCAGCGCCGCCTCCGGGTGCGGTCTGTGTCGCTCGGACCAGATGCTTCTTCGTCTGCAAGAACTCGCCCACGAGTTCGTCAACGGTCATAGGCTTCGCGCCCTTGCCGTAGGCCGGATTACCGGCTGAGTCGTAGACGGTCACACCGTCCATGTCCTCGGTGAGCTTGACGCGCCCCCGCAACAGCGAGGCCACGTCGTCGGCGTCGATGGCGTTGTGCTTGGACGCCGCGGAGAGCAGTTCCCGGTCGATCAGCGTGTTCTCCAGACGAGCGCGAGCGGAGTCGGCCCGCTTCTTCTCGGCCTCGTACTTGGGCGTCCACTCTTCGTCCTTGGCTTTGCGGATGGCTTCCTGCGCCTTCTCGTATTCGCCCTTCGCCGCCAGCTTCTGCTGCTCGGCCTCCTGCCGTTCCTTCCTGAGCCGATCGTATTCCTCGCGCTCTTCGGGCTTGAACGCCGGATTCTTGCGCTTGTACTCGTCCTGCGCGGCACGGCGGGCATTCTCGACGCGCTGATTGAGTTCTTCCGTCGTCAGCGTGAGAACTTCCGGCTTCGTCTCAGTCGTAGTCTGCGTCGTCGTCTCGGTGGCAGTGTCGGCCATGATCGGTCTGGGCTCCTAAGAGTTACGCGGCTTGCGGCTTCGGTTGCGGCTTGGCGAGTCGGCTCTTGCTCATCGCCGCTTCAAGGACTTGCTGCTGCTGCTCGGCCTGGTCGGGCTGGGCCTCAATCTCTGACGCGATCGTCTCCGCCACATCACCCGGCAGATCCGGCAGCACCTGTGGCACCAATGTCTTCTTCAGGTTCGCACTCGCCGTCTTTCCGAGGTCGATCGCCAGCGCCTGCTGGACGATCTTCAGCGAGTCCTGCACGGTGGCCTGGTCGAACTCGTCCGGCCAACGGATACTGAGGTTCGCGGCGTCCATCTTCATCGGACCCGCGTCGGCTCCGTAGGTCGCACGGAACCAGAGGTCCGCGATCTGGTACTCCGTGTCTTCCAGTTCGTCGGCGTAGGACGAGAGCAACTGTCCAAAACTCTCCGTCTCGAGCTTCAACGCATCGGCTGACTTGGCGTCCTTCGTGTCGGATTCGTAGTGGACGACACAGAGTCGATAGATCGTGCGGAGCAGGTACTGGCGCTCGGCCTGATAGGCACCGACGTTGCTGGCGTCGGGCTGGATGAAATCCGCCTTGCCCGGCGAGAAGAACACGTTCTCCGTGCCAGACGTGTCGCCGTTCCAGGCCTTGACGGTCTGCACGTCTACGGCCTGATCGCCCGTCCCGAGTTGCACGTTCAGGATACCGAACGTCTGGTTCCTAAGCAGTTCGCGCAGTTCACTCGACAGGTTGTAGAGGTCGATAAAGAGCTTCGGATCGCGCAGGACGGAATCGCCAATGACCTGCTGCAGCGCCTTGCGGCCTGAGTAGAGGACCGCCACTGGGAGTCGCCCGAAGTTGTGCGGCGTCTTCGGCGCGTTGAAGCCGTTGTCTTCGTCTGAGGTCCACCAGTTCTCTTGATCTACGTACCGCGAGCGATACCGGACGCCCGTCACCATCGGCTCATCGAGCGAGGTGCGCTGGATCGGCTCAACCATCTTCACGGCGGTCAGTTCGCCGTTGTTGTCGATCAACCAGTCGGGAACATCCAACGGGGTGTAGATCCGAAGGATAGGGTTCTTCTGTTCTGCGAGACTCTTTGGCGCTTCTTCTGAGGCCGGCCGGTCCATGTAGAGATACACATGGCCGAAGATCGCCGCCATCGTCCAGGCGTACTTCAGGAAGTCGTCCATATCACAGCCGGAGCCGTCCACGTCCTCGCACCAATCGAGGTAGGGATGCTCTGAGCCTTGCGGCTGCTTCTGGTTGGGTTCGCCAGTCCGACGAGTGGGCGGCTGCTTGAACAGCGAGGCCCGCTTCTCATCAATGATCGTCGCCCCGATGTTCTCGTACCGCGCGAGCTGCCGACGCTTCTTCAGCTTGCGCGTGGGCTTGACTGGATTCTCGCTGGTGTAGTCCAGCCACTCTCTCGGATGCGCAACGAGGTACGTGCCGTTGAGAAACCCTCCGGCCCCGTCGTAGATGTGCGCGAGCTTCCTCCAGATCGGTGCCCACGTCGTATACAGCGGATGCGCCTTGAACGGCAGAATGCCCGGTACCGTGGCGATCCCGTCTTGGGTGAGCAGTTCAGTGGTAGCCGCAGAAGCCATCAGGCGTCCTTCCGAAGAAGACGAGCGCAGTACCAGAACGGCACCATCGGCTGTTCAGGACGCGCGAGGACAAGTTCGCCTGGGGTGGCGGAGCCGTCGGCCCATGCCTGCTGTTCAAGGCGGAGCGGGCCGGTCAATCGTGCTTGTAACGCCGTGTCATCGTAGACGCGGAAGTGCTTGTTCTCGGTGATGTAGTAGGTTTCTGGGGTCCAGGGGACGTCGTAGTAGAGGAAGCCGCCAGGCTTCAACCAGCGTGCGGCGTTTTCGACGGTCTGGATGTCGGCTGAGGCGTTGACGGGATCGCCGTAGTAGCCGAGGCCGAAGTGCTCAAGTGCGCCGAGTAGAATCACTGCATCGAAGCTGCCATACGGGAAGATGACGGTGGACGCATCCGCTCGCAGCACGCCGTCGTAGTTATCATCGCCAGTCGCGTTGACATCAACCCCGATCAACTCGCCTTGCTGGGTTGCCGCCTTGAACCACTTCGCGAAGTCCGTCTCGCAACAGCCCAACTCGAGCACGGCGGCATCGTCGGGCAGATCGATCCATCCCGCCTGTACGCACAGGTCGAACAGCTTTACGGACGGATCGCCGTGCTCGTACTTCCAACGCTCCTTGAACGTCACGCACGCCGCCTTGCGTTTGCCAAGTTCTCGCGCATCCCTGCGACCAGTCGCTGCGTAATCGCGTGCGCCTCCCCATCGGTCAAGCCGAGGAACGGCCGCTTAACGTGCGATCGCCCTGCGCCTGTCACCTGATGGAATAAGGCTTTCTCCACAGGAGACTTCCCTCGGCTGCGCTGGATGAAGGTCTGCGGGGAGGCTTGACGCTTCGCCATCAGTTCATCCCTCGGCTGCACGCCATGTAGCCCTGCGCCTTCGGAGGAACATCCTTTGGGGTCAGTCCCAATCGATCACGCACGGCGTTCATGGCCTCTTGCCTACCCGCCATCACGCCTGCGGAATAGGCCAACCGTTCTGCCGCCAGTGACTGCACGAGCAGTTCGCGCTTCATGCGATGCCATCCATAGCCGAGCAGCAGGAAGGTACACGCGAAGCCGAGGACGAAGCCGAGCAGGAACATCAATCGATCGCCTTTGCGAGCAGGTCCATCAAGCGCGTTGTAGTCATACGCAAATCGTCCACATGTGCCGTGACGAGCTTCTGGCGTCCGTCCGGGTCGTAGACCAAGAACCCCGCCTCCACGAACGCCAGCGCCATCGCTCGCATCGTCTCGAATGCCTCGTAGCCGCCCGAGATCCTGAACGACGGCTCGCCAATCTCTGCACCTTCTTCGATCTCGTCAAGCCTCGCAGGGCCGAATCTCACGACCTGCGTCTTTCCGTGTGGCCCGTCCTTGCTCAAGTAGAACGAGAAGCCACCCGTCCACGGTTCACGAACGATGTGCGCGCGAACTGACATTTCCGCCTGTCCTTTCTGGGAGGACGGCTTAACTGAAGCCGAGTGTTACGCTCTCATCCGTCACATCGACTATCGTCAGCGCATTCAGCATTCCGCCAGACGCCTGCAAGTTCACCGGCCCAGATCCGAGCGCCTTCGCCTTCTGCTGCTCGTAGCCTGGTGAGTAGGGTACGAACGGTGCGCCTGACGAGTCGATGCCTTGTGCTGTCCTTCTAAGAATCGCTTCACGCGCCATCAACCCGATCTCTCGCATGAGTTCACGCGAGGTCAGTTGGATCTCTGACGGTAAGATGATCTGCGAGGTTAGGATGACACCCATCAGCGGCGACGGCCCCTTTCTTTCAGTAGCAGCAGATCCCAGTCCAGCCCCAACACGGCGCATAGACCTTTGGTGATCCACTTCAACGTGAAGACCTCAATCCTCAGCAGCACTACCCTGCAGACCAACAAGAGCCATCGCACGCCCATCAGTTCACCGCCACCGAGCGATAGGGCAGCCTTCTCGTTCTGACCGCCATTACGGCGGCAATCTGCCTTGCCATCTCACCGCAATCGGCACGGATATTTTTGTGTGCTCCGTCGATAGCCGATTCCCATCTCCCATCATCTGGGCGATGCCATTCGGTGAAATTCCGCCACGGATTGTCGAATACGACGGAGTCGAAAACGATGCGGCCCGACTTGTACGAGTAATAGTTAGGCTTGCAAGAAAACAGTTGCGCCGTCACCCACTCGAAAACGCTTCTCCGGTCTGGGTGCCAAGGTGAAAAAACCTCATCTGGCAGGTCGCAGGAAATATCAACCCCGCCGTACATGTTCGCCATCCCCGATAAAACAAAACGCCGCCCCCTGTGTAAATCGTGAAGTCCGGGCGGGTGCATGCGGAGATTCGCACTGTCTGCCATCGACAGGAAGATGTCTCTATCTGCCGTTCGCGTCTCCGACCTACCAGACAGGCTAGCGAGTCCGGCAAGCATAGAAGTCGTAGCACGTCGCGCGGTCGCAGCGTCTATGGGGCACAAGCGCAGCCTAGACAGGTTTTGTACGATCTTCGATGTCCTGGCGTCTCTGCCACGCTGAAAGTTTGCCATCACAACCGCAGACCTGAAGGGACCGAAAGCCAACCACTTGAACAAGTCCTGATGCCACGGCTCAAGTCCTGAGCAAAAATCCAGCAGCACCGCACACACTGGACGATTCGGCCAAGCCGACAACACCTCCAGAATGTCTCCGGCAATGGCGGGAACGCCGGCCCTGCGAGCACGCTTTGCATTCTTGGTAGACAAATCGACGCCGATGAGGTTCAGTGACGGAACCCCCTTACTCACAGCAATGACACGGTCAATATCCTGTGGGCCGGTCAAATAGAGGATCAGTTCGCGCTTCTCTCTTCCGCCAGTCCTACCAAGGACATCGTTCCAGATCGTTCTGCGCCAGTTGTTTTTGCGTCCGTTCTTCTTGTAGTCGCGGGTTGCGCCTGCGCTCATATGTTTCTTCCCCTCTGGGTAGAGGATTACGCCTTCGGCGTAAATCTCCCGCACGTATCGTCCTTAAATGTCACCGGCCAGCGACCCATTAAATCGCCCGGCAGTGTCGCGACTGGCGGATTGCGCCAACACGTTCCGATTCGTTCAACTTCGGAATGAGCGTTCCACCAACGGCAATCCGCGCATTGCTGGCCCTTCCGGATGGGCAACTCGTTCGTATCAAACCTGCCCTCGTCAACGCCCTCGTTGCCGCTCATGCCGACTTCCGATCCTTCTCGGTTGGCGGGCGCAGTATGTCCAGCGTCATCTTGTGGAATCGCCGCTCGGTTTCAATCTCACCGTAGGCGACATTCAGCGCCTCGATGAGTTCTTCTCGAGACAGTTCGGTGACTGGACGCCCGATATACGTCAGTATTTCGCTCATGCGGCCTTGCGCTCCCTCGTGACCGACTTCAACCGCGAGGCCACTTCAGGCAATCGCTTGTCCGTCCCCGCCAGATCCTGCAACTGGCTAAACTTCGATACGGCAACAAACTGATGACGGCAGTTGTACCCGCCCCCAGAAAGCATCACGTTTGGAATCTGCCCGTTGTCCATGCGGTCAATCTCTGCCCGCGTGAACACCTTGCCGACATGGTCGAAGCAGAACGGCCGTACGCGCCCATCGACAGGCCCGGCATAGAGGAACGCTTCGTCCGACTCCCCTGTGCTCTGCAGCGCCTCAACCTGTCGCGCATACACGCTGACCGACGTGTCGTAGAGCGTTCTGACTTGCGCCACGGAGCGGTCCAGCGTCTCCGCCAGATCCCCAATCAGCGCGTTCCGATCCTCCCCGGCAATCACCCCACGCATCACCGCCCGCCACACGCTCTGTGCGATGACATCGCCTTGATCCAGTAAGTCCAACCCGAGGAACGACTGCAACCCCGCAATCTGCTGTGACAGGCTCTGCGGCACGCTGGCGACCGTCTGGGCGGTGCCGGTGGTCAGCACCTGGGTCGCCAGCGCATCTAAGCCTCGAACACTCGCCGCAGCCACCAGCTCGTCGTAGCCTGCTGTCGTCAGGAAATCGCGGATGTTCGCCCGAGCCAATAACGCCCGCTGCAGATCCCGCTTTAGTTCTTCGCGCCGCGCCGCCTCAAGGCCACGATACGGATGCCACGACGACCACACCTCAAGGTCGCCAGTAACTTCAGTCTCGATGGCGTCCAGTTCGGCCGACAGTCGTCGTTCAAGCCGTCTCAGGACATCGGCCAGTTCTCCGGCAAACCACTCCGACAGCGAATCTGCCATCTCGGCGATCCGTTCAGCGTCGGAGAGGAGATTGGAGACGTCAGGCATGGCCGGCTACCAAGTCATCGACACGCCGCAGCCGGGACCAGCGCCAACCTGTTGCCTCACTCTGTTGAATTGGCAACTACGGCATTCCTCGTGGCGGTAGTCGAGTTCACTTGAGGGCACAGACTGGCCGCACGTCAGGCACTTGTTGTAGCCCAAGAACATCCGCTTGAGTAAGTCGAACATTGTCAGCACCCTGCCGCGTTGGCTGACATCGCGCCCCGCTGCCCCTGTCGGCCTCGGTGTGCGGTATCCACGCGCTTCTGGTTCCGTGGCTTCATCTGCGGAGAGGCCTTCTGTTTGCCTGCCTCGAGCATGGCCTTCGCCTTCGCGAGTGAGACGCCTTGCCGTGCCGCGACCGATTTTGCTGACTGCTGAATACTCATTGGTCGTAACCCCACCGCATGCCGCCGATCTGCACGGGCTTGTGCATCGTCAGCGCGTTGAACGCTCCAGCCGCCGAATCCGCCTGATCGTCGTGCCGGCCATAGGGCACCAGCACGAGCTCGTCCAGCCACGCCGTCAGCCACGGCCCGCGAACGACCGCGACGTTTCCCGCGCCAGCCTGCGCCGCCAGCGGACGCCAGCGCGTTTCCTTGTCGCCTGTTGCCGGTAAGCCCTTGTAGTCGAATCCAGCCAGCAGCTTCGCGCGGTTGGCGATGACGGCCTTTCCGCTCGAGCCTGGCTCTTGTTCCTCGCGGACCTGCACGGAGCGGCCGTCGTCCATCGCGGTCTGGCGCATGATCTTGTCGACCTGCGCCGGATCCCACTGCCCGCGCACGACATGCTCCACCACGAACGATCCATCGGGGAGCCGCGCGACCTTCGTGCCGACCGTGTAATCGCCCCCGCCAGACGTCGCCGCACAGTCCCAGAACCGACACCGAGCCGACGCCACAGACGGCGCCACTTCCAGCACACGGAACGAATCGCGGTGGAACATCCCACCGCCTGGAGGGACGGGATGCTGCTGGTAGAGCGCCGACCACTGGTACTCCCCAGCGGTCACCCGCAAGGCTTCGAGCCGCGCCATCGGGTAGCGTGACGGCCACAGCGGGTCTCCAGCCTCACGCGGATCACCTGCCGCGCGTTCCCCTTCTGCAATCGCCGGGAACCGCAGCACCGTCCACTGGTCCGCTCGTGGATCCTCGCCGGCAATCCGCAGGAGACGCCCGGCCAAGTCATCCTCGTGCCACCGCGTCATCGTCAGGACGATCCGCGCATGACCAAACTGCCGCGTCATGAACGTGGACACGTACCAGTCCCAGACGGCTTTCCGGTAGGCTTCGGACTCGGCCTGTTCTCGATCCTTCACGGGGTCATCGATCACCCCGATGTCCATCGTCTTGCCGGTTAACCCTTGCCCGACACCCACCGCCCGGTACGTGCCGCGGCGCCCCACCACCTGAAACAGCGAGACGGTGCGAGCTTCTGGGTCGCGTCCCTCGGCCAGCCTGGTGCCCGGAAACAGCGTCCGGTATTCACGGGTCGCCATGATCCGTTGCACGTCACGGCTCATGTCCTGCGCCAACGTCGCGCCGTAGGAGGCTGCCGCTACACGCAGGTCGGGATGCTTCCCGAGCGCATACGCCGGGAACCGCCGCGACACCAGTTCCGACTTCCCGGTCTGCGGCGGGACGAACACCATCAGCCGATCCGTCCGACCTTCAAGGACGCCGTCTAACGCATCGGCCAAGGCTTCGTGGTGCCAGTTCGTCTCGTATTCGGGGAATGTGTAGCGCGTGAAGTCCAGCAGCGTTCGGCGCCCAAGTTCGGCTTCAAAGTCCCCCAGCGACAAGGGCGGCAACTGCTCAAGCAACGCGGCGACTTCTGCGGTCACTGGCGGGCCACCTGAACGATCGCCCTCAGCGTGTCCACCGGCAACGCCGCCAGGATGTTGACCTGCACCGCTGGCGGCTTCTCGTCTGGCACGTAGTCGCCCTGCGTCTTGCTCAGGATCTCGATGGCTTTGATGCGGTCGCGAACCGACGCGCCAGATACATCGCCCCGATGCACCTTCGTCAGGAACTCCTGCCGCTCCTTGCGGTCTGAGATGGCAGCCGTTATCTCGGCATTACGATCTTTAGCAACGGCGGCCGAAATCTTAGGCTTCTTTAGTAACCGGCATCCCGTGACGTGGGCTGAGGCTTTCCCGTAACCGGCAATCAGCGCGGCCTTTGTGGCATTTCCGGCCGCTTCGCCCATGTAGGCGTCTACGAACCGGCGCTCACGTTCATTGAGGGGCCGCGGCTCTGGCATGAAGGCAGATACGCCGATGGGCCGGTCGCTCACGCGAGGGGTGACGTGAGTGATCCGGCCCGTTTCAATCTCTCAGGTTGTAGGAGACGGCGTGCGTACAGAATGCGGCAGAGATGGCCGAGTCGCAATCAATCCTGCGCGATTTGCGCGTTATGCGGTTCGCTTAGTGGTGAGGCCGAGGCGAGATTCAAGCTGGCGAGCACTCGGGACCGGGATCAACCAGTCGCCGCGTGTGCCGCTCGAGCGACGAGCACCAGGCACCCAGGCTCGCCGGCACCAGACCTGAAGGGTACGCCGAGACATCCCGAGATAGGCCGCGAGGGATGGGAGCGTGACGCACTGGTCAGAGCGGAGCCCGGCCAATGTCTCGAGGACGAGGGTTGGATGGCGTGGCATCTCAGTCTGCTCCGCCGCCGAAATCGCGGAGACGTTCAGCGATTGTCTGCAAATCCGAATCGCCTCGCAAAGCAACGCCGAACCGCCTTGCTTCACGTTGGAGCATCTGTGTCATTTCCCGGCGCTCTCTAGGCGTTGCCAGCTTCCACCGAGCGAGCAGCGAAACATCTGGCGCTTCGTGTTCTGTCATCTCTCAGCGTCCTGTCGTGGGATCAGCAGGAGGGGGAGGGAGAGGCGGCATCGGCCACCAGAGCGTCGGCAAGCAGGTCTGGTCTGGCACTTCGTCTGACCACCACGTCCCGTCGCTGCATGGCAGGGCGATGGTGATGCCGAAGTGCGGCACGTAGACGAGGCTGCGATCCTTCGGTGCGCTCTCAATCGGTTGCCACTGGCCCTGGGAGCCTGACAAGGAGGCACGGAGCGCATCAGCAGCATCGGCCTGTCTGAGCAGTTCTTCGACCGTGTCGAGGATGACGCCAACCCAACTGGCACCTTCACTGCGAAGAAGACGGACACTCTCGCGCAACTCCGCACGCTGCTCCGTTGTCAGCCATGAGTGTTCCAGCGCCCATCGGGTCTTAGCGGTCAGCATCGTCGGCTTTCTGTACGGCGATGTGCTTGATTTGCGAGAGCGGGATGAACTCGGCTCCGTCAGGCGTGGGCTTGGTGATCCCCGTAGTCCCAAGGCGAGTCGCGATTTGAGAGGCCGTCTCGTCCGACTCAATAGCCATGCCCCACGTCCAGCCCCGAGCATCAGTCACCGACACGATGTATTTCGTCATGGGCCTCTCCTGTCTCTGGTCGGTCACTGGGCTAACCTTTACTGCGGACCTCTCAGCCCGCGCGGTTCGAGTGGACAGGCGTAACCTGTCGGACGAACTAGGCAGGATCATCTTCCGCCGCACTGCCTTGGACCTCGGCGGATGACCCGCATGAGGCAGCCATGCGGTGCGCGACTGGTCGGTCGCGGTCTGTGAGCCATGCGGCGTAGGCACCATCGGGATCGCCCGGCTTCATGGCTGGATCGAAGATGTAACGCATCTCAGCGCCAATCCATTGGCAGTGGTAGCCCGCCTTGAAGGCTTCCTCGCGTTCTCGCTCCACGGCGGCGAGACGGGCGGAGAGGGCGGAGACTTCAGCTTCGGCTATTTCGCAGCGCAGGACTAGCCCGCGAACCACCTCGATGGTTGGACCTGAAAGCCCAAGGCTGTTGTCGGTGAGCGCCATGCTGATGCCAACTAATAATTCGCCTCGCTTGTCGCGCTCCTGCTCGGCCTGCCTCACTCGGGCTTCGGCGTCGGCAAGGGCGGCAAGGATGCGGCGCTCGTTCTCTTTCATGCGTTCCGGCTGGTCGCAGGTGCATGGGTCGTAAGGATGCTCGCAGTTGGTATGCGAGATCGTCGCGTGCGGTGTGACAGCCTGAGCCAACTCGCCTGCGATCCGTTCGAGCCGTTCCGCGATCTCGCGGGCGGTGGAGTCAGCCGACATGAGTCTGTGCTGCTTTATCGCGTCGGGCCTTCTCGACACGTTGCCGCGCCTGAATGATGGCGTCCCACGGCGGAACACCAAGTTGGATTAGTCGTGCGGCTTCAGCGTCTACCTCGCGGACAAATTCGCGTGCCGCCTGTTCGTAGTCAGCCACGGGGGTTCTCCTGAGCGCGCAGCTTGAGTTGGCGAAGCGCATTGACGAGCGTGCTGAGATAGTAGTCGTAGGGCTGCAAGGGATTGTCCCGTGCGTTCTGTAGTTCGGCCTCAGCCAGTGCGACAACTTCAGTCAAAGCCTCTCGCTTCGCGTCGGCCAAGGCTGCGGAGATGAGGCCGGACCATTGCTGCACAACGTCCTGCGTCTTAGCATGGCCCATCTGCACCATCGCCAAGGCTGCAAGCTGCTCAGCGATCTGGCGTGCCTTCTCAGCGTTGCCCACTTCTGGTCCCTTCTCGTGTAGGAGGTCGGAACGACCGCCGTGGCGCGGTGAAGTGCCGGCGAGTCGGCTACTCATGCCAGCACCGCCCGTGCAGTGCTTGACGCATGACGGCTCCTTCCGAGCCGGTCGATCAACAGGGCCGAGACGTGATCTCTGGGCAGCGACAACCCGCAATCCGGGCAATCGTGCCAACGGTCAGCGAGGGTCTTGCGAACCTCACAGCCGCAGAGACACGCCTGGCTGGTGCCGCGTGCGTCCACCTTCACCAGCTCACGACCAGCTTCTGCCGCTTTGTGCATGAGCGTATCGATGAAAGCCGACCATCCGGCATCGTGGACTGACTTCGCGACATGGCCGCGCGTCAGTCCCTTGACGTTCAAGTCCTCAACGGAGATGCGCCCGTAGGCGTTGACGAGTCGCCTCGCGGCCTTGTGGTGAAAGTCTCTGCGGCGGTTTCCTATCGCAGCATGAACCTTAGCGACGGCTCTACGCGCTCGACGCTGGCTTGACGAGCCTCGCTTGCGACGATGAACAGTCCGGTTCGCCCGTCGTAGTTGGCGCTCGTTCTTCCTGAAGTGCCGCGGATTGTCGATGGCCGTCCCGTCACTGAGCGTAGCGAAACCCGTCAGCCCCATGTCGAGGCCGACAGCCGCATCCGAAGCCGGGAGCGGCGACGGCTCAACGGCCACAGAGACGACCAGGAACCAGCGGCCAGCACGGCGAGCGAAGGTAATCGTCTTGACGTGCCCCTGGATTGGCCGATGGCGCTTGAACCTTACCTCTCCGATGCCCTGAAACCGCACGCGGTTCTCGGCGGTCAACTTCACCCCGTCCGGCTTGCCAGTTTTCGGCACTCTGAACGTGAGCGAGTCGAAGCGCGAGGCGGCACGGAAGCGCGGGAACCCCGGACGCTGTCCAGCCTTCACCCTACGAAAGAACGCCTCAAATGCCCTATCTACGCGCTTGAGGACATCGGTGGCTGCCGCCTGGTTCGCAATGCCTAGGTCGCCAGCAGCCCGAATGTCCTTCAGTTGGGCCGACTGATGGTAGAAACCGATCGACTTTCGCTGAAGTCTCCACGCAGCCTTCCGCTCGGCCAAGGCGGCGTTGTAGAGCCGAGCGCCTTCCGCCAAGTGGAACTCCATCGCCGCGGCTTGCGCCATCGTCGGATAGAGACGATAGACGAACGATTTTCGGAGCAACGCCTGGATCGTCATCGGCTCAGTTCCCACTCACTCCAAATTATCGAGCCTACGATTACGCCAGTCGCGAATGAGGCCCATCGCTGCCACTCGCTATTCGTTGAAACCTGTGCCAGTAGGTTTCCGGCCGCCATGAGCAATACGACGAGTGCGACACGTCTCATCAGTGCGGCCTCCACGATTCATCGCCGTGGTCATAGCCGTGGTCGGCTGGCTTGCTCAGAAGTTTGTCTATGATGCGTTGACGGCGATCCATCTCCGCGATTGCCACGTCGAGCGCGCCCTGACGCCCAAGCGCAAGCGCGGCTGTCTCCTTGAGGTCCTGCCGTAGTCCAGCAATTTCGGCCTGATAGCGACAATCCCAGCACTGCAAATGCGAGGATGTTGAGAAATCAGGAAACGGCGTCTTACAGGAAGCGCAACGCCGCAAGACGGGAAGGCCGCCGTAGTCCTCTAAGTCAGCGGACACTGGCGATCTCCGACGACGCACCGACCAGTAGACGTTTCACCGCGAGTTCGCAGTAGCGTTCTTCGATCTCGATGCCGATCACCTGACGGCTGTTCTTGACGGCAGGCTCAAGTAACCGCCCTGTTCCCATGAACGGATCGAGCGTCACGGCTGGCGCGTCGAATGGACTCCACAGCCACGAGGCTATACCGTCCGGCAATTCCGCCTTGTGATCGGTCTCTCGCGCATAGTCGGACGTGGTTGACCAGACGGAACTTTCACCGAGCTTTAGCGGGGGAGCTTTGCCGAACAGCAGGATGGCAACGGAATCCCACACCCACGGACTGATCGCCCGCGACCGGCCGCCGACCTTGTGCCACGTCAGCATGCGATTGAACGGCAGCGTCCGGCCGATCGCGCCCTGCGTGAACTCGATGCCACGCCCGCTCGTGGTTGTGAACACGAGCATTGAACCTTCGCGGGAGCGCACCTTTTTCGCGGCTTCGCTCAACCCAATCGCAACCGCAGCGGTCGCGGACCATTCGCCACAACCAGCCCCAATGGCGTAGGGCGGATCAGTGAGGACCAGATCCACGCGATCAAGTTCTGGCAGGATCTCCCGGCAATCACCGTGATAGATCGCCATGCCGGAGTCCTCGTAATACGGCTTCACCGCTTCCCCCGTCCTTCCTCAGTGAGACACCAGAGAGTCATTACTTGAGTCGCTTCTCGCGTCGATAGGCGGAGATCAACACGGGGATCGCCAGCAGCAACCAGAGGACGAGCACGATCGCGATGTCGATGGGTTTCAATGCGTTACGCCCTTGGACGGAATCGCTCGTGCTTTCCAGTTCTCGAAATACATGCGGACCATCCATGCCTCGATGGCCTCTCGCGCTGGTTCAGCCGGTATCGGTGCGTCGAGCAGTAAGTCCTTGATCTGACGCTCCAACTCGCCAGCCTTTGTCAGCACGTCCTGTAATGGCACTTCTCCGAGGCGCGTGGCGTAAACGAAGGCGCGATCCGTCTCGGCCATCGGGAGCGTGACTCGCCCGGTAGACATCAGCTCGACGCCCTGGAAACCGAGCCGAAGAATGTGCATGGCGTATTTCGTGTCGAAGCCGAACTTCGCTTCCAACTCCGGCCGGTTGACTTTCTTCTGGCCGCGCTCGCCCATCAGCCGTTGTCGTTGCGCTTCCAGATACCCAAGGTAGCGGTGCCCGGCCTGCCGACTCACGACAAGCGGAGCCAACTCCTGCAACTGCGATCCACGCGCATCGCGCTTCATGCAGAGCGCCGGAGGCACGAAGAAGCACTGAAGGATCTGCGGGTTGCCCTGCATCGCCAGCCGGAGAAACTTCCGCAGGCTGAATATGGTCAGGTCGAGATCGCCCGCCTGACTCGGCGCGTCATGCTTGCCTTCGCGCTCGGCCGCGCTCCGGTAGATGTATTGCTCGAACTCCGAGAAGCCGATGGCCGCGTCGATGTCCTCGATGCAGATCCCCACCTCGTCGCTGTCGTCCGTGCCAGGCACGTTCAAGCCATGCAGGTTCGAGCCAGCGGGCACACGCAGGATCTCCGTGCGTTCCGCCATCGCTCGCCGCAAATCGCCGCCGCTGACTCCGCCCATCTGGTCACTTCCCCTCAGTGAGACACGGAAAGTAGGCGTACTCTGAAATCGTGATGTGGCCTCGCTTCCGCTGGCGGTTCCGAACATCCATTCCGAGCTGCGTACGAAGCTCGCTGATGCGTGTCCTGAACGCGTACGCCCCTCCGACTTTCGCGAGTTCTAAGCCGTCGATGTAGATCCCTGGACGCTGCAGTAAATAGGCTGCGAGACGATCCCGGAAGGTGGCCGGCGTTGAGGCTGTGAAGTCGAGCGAGGATTGCGTCATGCCGCCCCTCGAGCCAGGTTCTCGAACCGTGTCGCAGCCTTCTTGAAGTGCAGATGGACGGTGCCGGTCGGGCCGTTGCGCGACTTCGCGATGATGATTTCCGCCGCCCCTTCGTTCTGCGGCGTGGACTGGTAGAGCTCTTCACGGAACAGGAACCACACCATGTCGGCGTCTTGCTCGAGGTTCCCGGAATCGCGTAGGTCCGACAACATCGGCCGCTTGTCGCCGCGGGACTCCACCGCTCGCGAGAGTTGCGACAGGGCGATGATCGGCACCTGGAGTTCCTTGGCAAGTTCCTTCAGCCCGCGCGACAGCTCGCCGATCGCCAGGTTGCGGTTCTCGGCCCGACCTGACACCGGCATCAACTGCAGGTAGTCCACAACCACCAGTGCAAGGCTGCCCTGCAGCATTAGGCGCCGGCACGACGCCCGCAGGTCCATCAAGGTCGGAGACGGCCAGTCGTCGATGTAGAGCGGGACAGAACCCACCGCCGCCATCGCATCTGACAGGTCGGAGAACTCCGTCTGGTTGATCCAGCCAGACAGGATCTTGTGCAGGTCCATCCGCGCGTGCGAGGCCAGGAGGCGGATCGTCAGTTCGTCCCGCGTCATCTCGAGCGAGAAGAACGCGACGGTCAGCCCTGCCGCGGCGACGTTGGCGCCGACGTTGGCCGCGAACGAGGACTTCCCCATCCCCGGCCTTGCGGCGATCAGGATCAGATTCCCGGCGCCCATCCCGCGGGTCATAGAGTCGAGATCGTGGAAGCCTGTAGGCGTTCCGAGCACCGGCCGCTTCGAGTTGAAGATGTCCTCCAGCTTAGGATTGACTTCAGACACGAGCACATCGGCCTTGACCAGCCCGCGCCGGCCGCGGTTTGTCGTCAGCGCCAACAGCGTCCGCTGAGCCTCGTCGAGCAGTACGTCTGGCGGTTCAGCCTCAGCCTCGGCCTGGCTCGTCAACTCGCGCCCTGCCGCCGCCAGCGCCCGCAGGTGAGCCTTCTGCTGCACCAGCCCGGCATAGTGGGCCACATTCGTCGCCCGCGGCACGCCGTCGATCAACTCGAGCAGGTAACTCGGTCCACCGGCCTCATCGAGCGCCCCGGCCTTCCGCAACTGCTCCGTCAACGTCACGCGATCGATCGGCTCTCGCGCCTCCGACAGCGTCCGGATGCTGCGCCAGATCGGGACATGCGCAGGTCGGAAGAAGGCTTCCGGCGTCAGCCAGGACACCTCAAGGAAGAGCGCGTTGTCCACCAGCACCCCACCCAGGACGGCCTTCTCGGCGTCGAGGGCGTGGACGGTGATCCGATCGCTCACGCCGTCACCGGACGCATAGCGTCGAGATACTTCTGGGTGCAGATCGCATCGTTGGCGCACGGAGGCACATGGCGGTGACGGCAGACCGTCGGCGCCTGGCTGGTGGCCGTGACGCCCCAATCCTCGGACAGCCGAGTTCGCCACCAGGCAAAGGCTCCCTTCCCGATCGCCTCGGCCGGAGCGCCACCGAATCGTTCGACGGTCCGGTCTGAAACCTCGTGAACCCACGTTAGGAGCGCCGAATACGGGTCGGCGTCTGGAGCCAACCTCGGGGCGATCACGGATTGGAACTCAGTCGAAAGCGACGATGGGCACTGCACCGGGTCCGAGTCGTTGAGCACGGCCGTGTTCCGGCGACTGATGATTGCGGACGGCCGAGCCTCTGTAACTTTAGTTACAGTGTGGCTGTGGATGTGGGTGGGGGCTCGTGGTTCGTCTTGTAGCGCGTCTCGTGGCGTGTCTCGTGGTGTGTTCTGTGACACCTTCTTGTCGCGCCAGTTCTTCATCCTGGCGGCCTTATCAGATCGGCGCCGTGCCACCTCCTGCCGCGACTCGTTCCAATCACCGAAGTCGTGGATCTTCACGCTACCGTCTGGTAGTTGATGCCAGAGCGGACCCGTGTACGGCGGCAGCATCTTCTGGAGCTCGTCGGAGGTCGCCTTCGAGTAGCCGCGGAGCGACGGCAGGACGGTGGCCGGGATGATCCCGTCGGTCTGGAATCGCTTCGCGTAAGAGATTGACTTCATCCAGAGCCGGAAGGCGCGATCAGACAGCGCCTCGAGCTTCGGGTGATCGACCGCCTGGTCGTCAATAGCAAGGTAGGCCATCAGGCGGTCCGCTCTTGTGGCTCTACGAGCGCGTCGAATCGCTCGAGCACTTCGATGGCCGACTGCAGGCCGTTGCTCTTGATCTCGTCGTAGGAGAAGTGCAGGACGGTCCAGCCGGCCATCTGCAGCGCACGATCGCGCGAGTTCCGGTCGGCAACCTGCTGCGGCGTCCGCTCGTGGAAGGTGTGGCCGTCGAGCTCCACGGCGAGCACCGGCACCCTCGAGCCATCTGACCGCCAGTCCATGATGGCGACGTCGAGCCGGAACCTCTTACCCTCAGCCTCTACGACGTGCTGGTAGACCTCATGCGGGACGTGCGGCGCCGGCCCCTGTCGATGCAGACCGGTTAGGACGACGTGCCACCAGACGCGCCAGGCGGCCTCGAGTGGGCTTTCGCAATGGCGGTACATCGTGTCGCTGGACATCTCTTCGCGGTGCCAATTTGCGAGCTTCGCGCAGGCGGCGTCGATGGCCTCTTTGACGAACGGGGAGTCTTGGACTTTGTCGCTCATGCTTCAGTTCCTAACACGCAACGAGGAACCTTCCGCGAACCGGCCAGGTGCGATA